AGGGTCTTGTATTTTTTTAATAGCTTTTTGTCTGTCATCTGTTGATGTATCACCAAAATAAGTGACAAAAGAATTATCCCCATACTCTTCTTTAATATGTTTTACTATTGTTGCTATATCGTTCCTCCAATGTGCCCATATTACAACTTTACCTTGTATCTCTTCTAGTGTGTTCATAAGTTCCACAATACGATTATTTTTTATTTCTTGAATAGAACCATCATCAGCTTTGAAATGGCCACAAGTAATCTGTTGTAATCTCATAAGTTGAGTCATAGCCGTAGCCGTCGTGCTAAGTTTACTATTCATCACAGCTAGTGCACTTTTCTTCATTTGTGAATACAGTTTCTCTTGATCGTCTGTAAGTTGGATTACACGTTTAGTGTAAGTCTTTGCTGGTAAATCTAAACAATCATCTTTCAGCACACGGTAAGAAAACCCTGTAAGTTTATCAGATAGCTCTGGTATATTTTTATAACCAACAACAATCTGCACAGACCTACCACCAAAGTTTGCGGTCTTCATCACTGCATATCGTGTTCTAAAACTGTAATAAGATTGATGTCCCAATAACCAGGGGTCAAGAAACTCACATTGTTTATATAAGTCTAATGGTGATTTTGTTACAGGAGAACCAGTTAATATTCTTCTATACTTTGTAAGTCTACCTAACCTACATATGCTTTTAGTTCTTTTTGCATCTGGATTTTTTATTGTAGTAGACTCATCAATGGCCATTAACGTTTCGTGACAACTAATAAATTTAGCCACAAAGTCCACACCTTTTTTAGTAGACAGTGCTTCTACGTTTACAATTAAGACGTGTAGTTGATGACCTGTTTTGAACAGTTTAGATAATTCTTTTTCTTGTTTTTTATTAATGTTGGATTGCCACAATACTGCCTCATATTCAATATGATTAGCCATATGTGTTGGTATTTCAGTTTCATACCAAGTCTTATAAACACCTTTTGGTGCCACAATTACAACGCCATTAATCTTGCCTTTATCATAAAGCATAGACACGTTATCAATAAGGACCTTTGATTTACCTGTCCCCATTTCCATAAAGTACGCAAACACTTCTTTATCACAAGACATCTCTAATGCCTTTAGTTGATGTGCGTAAGGTTTAGTTTTAAACTTATATTTCATCTTTCTATTGACTTTTATATCACAAAGTTTATAGTGTTGTCAATGTCAGAAAGAAGTAAAGTATATGTGATACAAGAGATTGCTGGTACAAAAGAAGGCAAACCAAAAATTAATATTTTAGGTGCTGCTGAATATGGTAATTTTAAATTTTTACTACCAGAATTATCTCAAATAATTTTTTCACCTGGTCCATTAATTATGAAATTAAGACAAGGATTGAGAGAGTATACACCAAAAGATTATTTATTACTTACTGGAGATCCTGCGATAATTGGTGTAGCGTGTTCTATTGTATCAGATATAACAAACGGTAAATACCAAGTATTAAAGTGGGACAAACAAGAAAGAAAATACTATCCAATAGAAATTAATTTATACGAGAAAGGAGATATAAATGGATAATAATTTAGAAAAAATGTTTATAGAAGATGCACCACAAGATGTAGATAATCTTACCGGTGTTGAAAATCTATCAACTCTAGTTATAGAATTACAAAGATTAGAGGATGAAATAAAAAATGATGAAGAGAGATTAAAACTGAAAAAAGAAAAAGCAGACAAAATTTCTAACATTGCAATACCAGAAATTATGCAAGCATTAAAATTAAAAACAATGAAACTTGCTGATGGATCTGCAATAGAAGTAAAAGAGGTTTATAGCGCCACAATACCATTAGATAAAAAAGAAGGCGCATTTAACTGGCTTCGAGAGCACGGCCTGGGTGATCTTATTAAAAATGAGGTTACTGTTTCCTTTGGTCGTGGCGAAGACAACAAGGCAGTAGAATATGCTGACCTTGCACGAGGTCAAGGTTTGGAACCAACTCAAAAGTTGAAAGTCGAACCTATGACACTCAAAGCATTGTTCAGAGAGCGTTCCGAGAATAACGAGGAATTGCCCTCTGAACATTTTAATCTGTTTAAGGGAAACAAAACAAAAATAACAAGGAGCAAATAATATGAGCGAAGAAACAGGAAACGTTACGACAAAACAAAGTGGAGCAATTGCAAAACTTGACTTTGTAGCAGACTCAGGAATGGGTCTAGAGAATATGGATAAAGGTGATTTAGCCTTACCTTTCTTAAAACTATTACAAAGTGGTTCGGACGAAACAAAAAAGAAACATTCCAAATATGTCGATGGGGCAGAAGCTGGTATGTTTTATAATACAGTCACGAAAAAACTGTACGATGGTGAGAAAGGAATAGAGGTTATACCTGTATTCTATAAAATGACTTACCCAGAGTGGGCACCTTTTGAGAGAAGAGAAGGTAGACCTATCAGTAATGATAGAGGTCCTGAAATTATGAAGGACACTACTCAAAATAATAGTAACAAAGATGTGCTTGCAAATGGTAATGAAATTATCAAAACTGCAAATCACTTTGTTATTATAAACGGTGAAAGACCTGAGAAAGCTTTAATGACGATGAAGTCTACTCAGTTAAAAGTCAGTAGAGGATGGAACTCATTGATGGAAGATCAATTTGAAACAGATCCAAAAACTGGCAAGTCTATTCCAGCACCTATGTTTTCAAGAGTATACAGACTAAGATCTGTAGAGAACGCAGGCAGCAGCTTTAGTTGGCACGGTTACAATATAACTATGGTCAAGAAAGTTGATGATGTTGGACTATACCAAATGGCCCGTGATTTTTATAACTCATTAAAAAACTCGCAGCAAAAAACTGCCACAGTTTCAGAGGATAAAGCTAATTACTAGTTTCTAGCTAGGAAAAGTGAGGCCGGGGATGGGAGACTGGAACCGGCCTTAACAAGGGATCTTTATGGTAAATGAGTTTATAAAATTATTTTCTGGTTATGATGGGGACTTCGGTATCGCCGATATGTCCAAGGCGACTTTAGACGCTGAAAAAAATAAAGTAAAACCTGATTACGAATGGTCTGGTCGACCTGTTACAGCAAAAGATTATGAAAACCATATCAATGGTAAAATATCAATAGGTATACAACCTTGCAGGATTGATGGCACAGCACAATTTGGCTGCATAGATATAGATCCAAAGAATTACAAAGATTTTAAAACAGAAAAGTATTTAGCATTATTTCAACAATATAAACTTCCTATTGTACCACTGCTATCAAAAAGTGGTGGTCTACATTGTTATTTATTTTTAGAAGAACCAATACCAACAACTGATTTAATAGAGGCGTTAAAGTCTTTTCTTCTGCCTCTAGGATTAAAACCTACCACAGAAATTTTTCCAAAGCAGAAAGAACTAAAGAAAGATGACAAAGGCAACGTAAAACCAGGTAACTTTATTAACTTACCATATTATAATAATGGTGACACACAAAGATATGCAGTAGATAAAGATAACAATAAACTTTCATTAGAACAGTTTGTTGGTTTTGCAAATAGATCAAAAACAAATAAAACAAAACTAGACTTTCTAGTTGATGAAACACATAGGAATATTTTAGTTGGTACAAACCCAGAGTTTAATGATGGACCACCTTGTTTAGCTTTATGTTCTAAATCTAAATTAGATGATGGTAGAGATAGATTTATGTACAACTATATGGTCTTTGCAAAAAAGAAATACAAAGATAAATGGGCTGACTTTGTATCAAAAGCAAACTACGAATATTTACAACAACCTTGGGACAAAGCAAAATTAGATAATAAAATAAATGCTTGGACAAAAGAAACAGCAGGACACACTTGTTATGAAGATCCTATTAAAGATAATTGTATGCGTAGTCTTTGCTACTCAAGACCGTTCGGTGTAAAATCAGATAGTATAAATGTATTTCCAGACATTACAGATTTTCAAATCATACAGTACGAACAACCAGAATATAGGTTTAATGTTGTTATGCCTAACGATGATAAGATAGAAGTTGTCATACCTAATTTAAAATTAATGACCACACAAAAAGAAGTTTTAAATTTAATATGGGAACAAACAGGAATATATTTTGAACCTATTAAACCAAAAGACTGGAGAGCTAAATTAAATGACTGGAGAAAAAATTGTCAAAACATAAAACCACCAGAAGGCACAAGCACAGATGACATATTAGAAAACGAATTGTTTCAGTATTGTGTTAACGGTCCACAAGCTAGTAAAAGAATGCAGATAAGATTAGGATCGTGTTTAACAGAAAATGGTTATCATTACTTTCAGTATCAATCTTTTTTAACACACCTTGGTAGTGATTGGAAAATATCTAAAGAAAAAATAGGACAGAAGTTAAAAGAAAAATTTAAGGTTGAATTTAATTACTCACTAAAAGTAGATGGCAAAACAATTAAGGTTTGTAGATTAGAACAGCTGCACGTAGATAAGATTGAATATAAACCAACAGATAGAAAGGCAGATAACTATTAATGAGATATAAAGTTGTAGGACCACCAGGCACAGGAAAAACTAAAACATTATTAGATAAAGTTAAATTGTATTTAGATACTGGTATATCACTAGATAGAATAGGATATTTTGCATTTACAAAAAAAGCGTCGGAAGAAGCTAGAGATAGGTTTTTAGAGTTAAGACCAAACTTAACTAAAAAAGATATTAAATACTTTCAAACTTTACACTCGCTTGCATTTAATAATTTAGGATTAAAAGAAGAAAATGTAATGGATGAATTAAATTATAAAGTTATTGGTGAAACATCTGGTATACAAATTAAATATGCATTCTACGAAAAAAATGCTTGGAATGGTGTATTCACATCAGATAGTGAGTATCTAACACTAATTAATTTAGCCAGAGTAAAAAGAATCAAACCACTAGAGCAGTTAGATTTAAACGAACACTTAGGCAAAGTAGAAAGAGATAAATTAGAGGCCATAGATACTGCTATTAATCAATATAAAAAAGTTTACGAACTTATAGATTTCACAGATATGTTAGAAAAATTTTTAGAAAAAGGCAGCATACAAAATAAATTAGATGTAATCTTTATAGACGAAGCACAGGATCTATCAAAAATACAATGGGATATGATAGAAAAAATAGAGAAAGATAATGGTTGTGATGTATGGATAGCTGGAGATGATGATCAAGCAATATTTGGCTGGGCAGGGGCTGATGTAGACTCATTTATAGACTGGGAGGCAACAGAGATGCCACTAAAACAATCAGTAAGAGTTCCTAAAACTGTGCAACAAAAAGCTTTATCCATAATATCTAGAGTCAAAGATAATCGATTAGAAAAAGATTATCTTCCAAAACAATTAAAAGGACAGGTGATAGACGTATATAATTTTAAAGAAATAAATATGGGTGAGGGAGATTGGTTAATACTTGCACGAACGAATCCATTATTAAAACAAATTCCTTTAATTTTAAAAAACAAAGGTTTCTTTTTTGAAACTAAAGATGGACAAAGTATTTCTAAAAAATTTTACGATGACATTCTAAACTGGGATAAATTTAGAAAAGGCGAAGAGATAGCAGAAGTGCAACTACAAAGACTTCTTGAAAAAATAAAAGGTAAACCAAATAAATCTTTAAAATGGTATGACGCTTTCACAAATGTATCACAAGAAAAAATTGATTATGTTTTTAAGATGATTATTAATGGGGAGGATTTATCTAAATCACCTAGAATAAAAGTTTCCACAATTCACAGCGCAAAAGGCGGTGAAGCCACAAATGTAGTTTTATTTTTAAATCAAACAATAAATACTATTAGAGCGGCTAACAAATCTGTGTGGAAACAAGATGAAGAATATCGCGTTTGGTATGTTGGTGTAACAAGAGCGATACAGGATTTGTATTTAGTAAAATGTAAAAACAAACAGAAGGAGTTTATAATATGAGTAAAGTATGGGACAAGCAACACGGCGGGAGTCACTATCAAAAGTATGTCATACAGCCAAGCAAGTTTGTAGTTGAGAATGAGTTGTTATACCCGGAGGGATGTGCTATTAAGTACATAATTAGACATCGTGATAAGGGAAAGAAACAAGATTTATTGAAAGCAATACACTTTATAGAAATGATTATTGAAAGAGATTATTCAAACACAGAAGAAAAGAAAGAATCTTGGACGGAAGGATATAAGAAGTGGAGAAAAGATAATGATATTTAAAGCTCAAACAGAATGGGTTAAACCCACAGAGTTTCCAGATCTTCGACACTGTGATGAGATAGTAATTGACTTAGAAACTTACGATCCAGATTTAAAAAAATTAGGTACAGGTTCAGTAGTTGATAGAGGTAAAGTAGTTGGAATAGCTATTGCTACAGATGGCTACTCTGAATACTTTCCATTTGACCACGAAGGTGGTGGTAATCTTGACAAAGACTTAGTAATGAAATGGTTTAAAGATATTTGTGAGTCAACAGCAGATAAAATATTTCACAATGCAATGTATGATGTGTGTTGGATTAGATCTATGGGTTTTAAATTAAATGGTAGAATCTATGACACAATGATAGCTGCATCATTAGTCAACGAAAATAGATATAGATACGATCTTAATAGTTTAGGTTGGGATTATGTTGGCCAAGGTAAAAATGAAACAGAATTAAACAATGCAGCACAAGAATGGGGCCTAGATCCTAAAGCAGATATGTGGAAATTACCCGCACTATACGTAGGTAATTATGCAAAAAGGGATGCAGAGTTGACCTATTCTTTATGGAGAGTGATGCAAAAAGAATTAAGCGACCAGGATCTAGGATCTATCTTTGATCTAGAAACTGATTTGTTTCCGTGTCTAGTTGATATGAGATTTAAAGGGGTTCGTGTCGATACCGAATCAGCTCATAAATTGAAACAAGAGTTAAGTACACAAGAAAAACAATTATTATTAGAAGTAACCAAAGAGACAGGAGTAGAATGTCAAATATGGGCAGCAAGATCGATTGCCAAAGTTTTTGACAAGTTAAATTTACCTTATGAAAGAACTGCAAAAACACAAGCACCATCCTTTACTAAAAACTTTTTGTCTAATCATACGCATCCTCTAGTTAAAAACATAGCAAAAGCTAGAGAGATAAACAAGGCACACACAACTTTTATTGATACAATAATAAAATATGAACACAAAGGTAGGATACACGCGGATATTAATCAAATAAGATCTGACCAAGGTGGCACTGTCACTGGCAGATTTTCATATTCTAATCCTAACCTACAACAGATTCCTGCTCGTAATAAAGACCTAGGTCCACTGATTCGATCCCTATTTTTACCAGAGTCAGGTTGCGAGTGGGGATGCTTTGACTACAGTCAACAAGAACCAAGACTTGTAGTGCACTATGCATCTCTAGACCAAGACACCAGTGTATTTGGTGTTAAAGAGGCTTACGATGAGGGTGATGCAGATTTTCATACTATCGTAGCAAAAATGGCAAACATACCAAGGACAGCTGCGAAGACGATCAATTTGGGTCTTTTTTATGGTATGGGT